AGCCTTGCCAGCCAAACCTGTACCAGTGAATAACACCGAGGCAACACCTTTAGTCTGAATCCAGCCGTAATACGCGGCGGTCAAGACTCTATGGGCCACACCGACAATCACGCCGGTCGGAGTTCCAGGTTCAACGATAATTCCGCTATAAGGATGCGGGGTGACGATAAAATTGGAAGCGGTGGTTATGGCAATCTTCAAAGGATCGGCAAGAGTGATGACAGCGCTGGCCGCCGCAGTAACGGCAGTGTTTTTTTCAATCTTGTAAACGTATCCTTGGCCCGGAGTGACGCAGACCGACAAATAACCGCCAGCCAATTGATTAGCAGTTAAAGTGATCGTGTCAGACACGGTGATTTCCGTTCCACCGATTGCAACGTTCGCGGACGGAGTTAAACCGCCGGAAGGTTGTAAATTTGTGGCATCCAAAGCCGAGCTTTGGTATACCTTACCAGCGACAGTAGCAGTGCCACCGCATTTGCAATAGCGGAAGCCGCGACCATCGGCTGTTTCAACGTAAGCGCCGATATTCTGTTGCGCCACGCTGTATTCTTCCCAAATACCTTGCGCAGCAATCTGCGGGTATCCGGCAAGTTGAGTTTGATTAGTCATGGTTTTAAAACTTAGTTAATTATTAATTACGTTCTGAAAATCTCGCCGGACTCCATCGTTCCTTCAGTACCAGTTTCACCATAATTTCTCGACATTCTTACAGTAGTCGGAATAATTGCTCCGGAACCATTGGCACCAAACGTAATTTCGCTTGCAGACTCATTGACAATACACGCGAATGTATTACCAGTAAGCGCTCCGTAAGTACCAGTCGCTAATTTAATATAGCGACCAATTGTACCGGAAGTCCCAGTTGGAACATCCACCGTTTCGAAACTGTTATTTCGGATAGAAAGACCTTTAACGCCATCGCCGGCCACGTAGATATCAACATCAACCCCAGTATTAACCTCTGAGCCGAATGTGTTATCTTCGATAACCCAGTCCTGCGGCACAGAAAGGCCAGTACCGACAACAACAATTCCACCAACGTTTTTGTAAAAACGATTTCCAGCAATTCTTGTTTGCCAAGCATTGCCGGAAGAAGTGGTGTAAATCGCTCCGCCGACAGCTCCGTTCGTGGCATGGGCCTTGCAGTTTTTGAGGTGGCATCCAAGAATGGAAGTGCCAAATGCGACTTTGGAAGTTCCGCTATCGTCATCAAGCAATATTCCCCCGCCAGTGGAATCAGCACCATTAATTCCAATACCCGCGATTAAACAGCCCGGAGCTCTAATGGTTAACATCGCAGTTGTACCGGCGCCAATTCTAATTTGAGGCAATCCGCCCTGAGTCAATCCGCGACTCACACCGAGAATTGAAAGATTGGGTTTAGAGTTCGGGATTATAATTGTTTCCGCGTAGGAAACAGGGTCGGTTGCTAATGCGGTGATCGTCTTAGTGGCGACCATTATCGCATCACCAGCGACAGCGGCATCAACCGCGGCCTGAATGGTGAGATAAGCGTCCTCCCAGCTTCCACCAGCTCCGCCAACGCTCTTATCACCGTCAACGAATATCACCCGTCCGCCGTCAAGCGGTACATTAGGAGATATCATATCTTCGGGATAGAGTTTGGCTCCGTATCTAAGAGCCGGAATGTAGTCTTTTAAATTACTCATTTGTTTATTTGATTGCCTCCGCATCTCGAATCAAGTTCGGTAAATGCGGAGGCAAATTATTTGTTTAAGTCTTTGACAGGACTATATGCCCGTCACGCCCGTGAGTTTTCCATGGCGCTTTGGATTGGTAGTAATGAATTGGCCACCGAAGTAAATGTGACCAACAACGCTGGCAGAGTTGGCAGGGATAATCCAATCAGACCAAGAAAAGCCCAAACCAATTGGAGCCTCGTAGTCATTGCCCTCAATTTGAGACTTGTAAGCCACCGGTTTAGCGTTGAAGAAAGGAAGAGCGTAAAAGTCCACGTAATCTTCGTTCAACATGATAAAAGCGCCGGAAGTGCATTTTTCATCGGCGACAACAGGCTTGCCGTTATAATGCAAAGCAGTGAAGCCAGTTCCTGCTGACACGCCTTTCATCATTGAAGCGTCTTTAGTGATTCTCTCTTGCGGTCTTAAAAGCTGGCCGTAAAAATTAAACACAGCTTCAGTGGTATAAGTCGCAGTCGGCTTTTGAGCGCCGGAAGCAATCGCCGCATGAAGCGTATCAACTTTAGCGAGAGTCAATGTTCCGCCGGAAGCAGTGACAGTGGAGCAAAGAGTAGCATAAGTACCGCGAGCCAATCCACCGATTGAAGCGACAGTGTTGCCGTCATCAACTAAAGCAGCCAAACCTAAAGGATCCTTGCTTCCGTTTCCAGTTCCGTCAGCATAGAAAATAGTGCCGAGGTCATCGGCCATATCTTCAGTGTCCGATTGAATGGTTAATTTCATCAAATCGAGCACCTTATCGTCAGTATCGGCGACAGAAAGTTCGTCACCAGGCAAAGCGCAAGTAATTTGATAAAAAGACGGGGTAAATTCCATGTACTGACGATTGTCAGTAGCGGCAACCGAGAAAGTATCGAAACCTCTAAAAGAAGTGCCGGTGCTATTCTTGGAAACCTTAATCGGAACGCGCAGAGTTCTGCCGCTCCAATTCTTTGAAGCGCGAACGATTCTTTGAAAGAGAACGTTGCCATTCAAAATCGTATCGACAAGGAAGGGCAGATATTTTTGCTGCACAGTCGTTTGGATACGTTGTCCGTATAATTCAGTCATGTTTGTAGGTAATTAATTTTTTAATGCCATTCACCTATTTAACTTCTGTTACCAAGGGCGGTTAGCGCCTTTAAAGTCCTTTGAAGTTTTATAGGCAACTGGTTTTTCTTCCGGCTCATTACCGGCAAGAGTAGCTCCCGCAATTTTTTTGCGGTCGCCAGGTTTAGGAATATTCGCTCCGAAGTTCATTAATCTTACTCCGACCCGATAATTCCATCTGCCTTTCGAATCAACGAGATCATTGTCCATGACGATTTTAAGCAATTTGTTTGGATCGATTTTTTCACCGGACGGATTGAGATTTTTATCGCTCTCAATATCCATTAATTCCGATTGCATATATTCAGTGGCTTCCTGAACGGACTTATCCTGTTTACCTTTTTCATCGGTAATGCGCTGGATAGCGCGTTCTTCCGCCGCCTTAATTTCTGCATCACGATCCTTGCGATAATCATTCCATTGGTCTTGATCTCCGCCGAACCACGAAGGAATATCGGTCTGCTCGGCATTCTTTTTCCGATCAGCTCCAAATTCTTCGCGAATTTTTTTCAGATCCTCTTGATGGCGCAACTCTTGGTCGTTAAATCTTTTATCCCAAGCTTCTTCGCGCTCTTTCCAGCGAGGATGCTGATGAAAAGGAATATCTTTTTCTTCTGGCTGTTTATTTTTTTCACCGTCAGTCGCTACGGCGTTATCCTCTTCTGTTTCTTTACCCTCTGGCGGGGAGGCGGAGTTATCATTCTCCGGGTCATTATTGAAAGCTGGCTCGCCTTCATTTTTGAACTGCGCCGTTTCTTGAATTGTCATATTGTTACGGTCTGCTTTTTTTGAGTCCGCGCAGAACGAGACGGATTTATATATTAATTATTATAACATAATTAAACTTTTGGCACAACTGGTTTTTTCTTTTTTTCCGGCAAGACCTTGATACTTTTAGTTTTCTCGGCAAATTCCTTGGCTATTGCCGGTTTAACTGCGAATAAATATCTGGCTTGCGCCTTGCTTTTAAATGGCATAAAATTATTCTTCTTTTTTATCTTCCTTGTTATTTTCTAATGCTTCCGCCTCGGGGTCAATACCCTTAATTTCAAACTCGCTTTCATTGTTAAAACGGCTGATTGAGTTTCCAACCATTGTCATTTTTAGCGTGACGACATAATCCTTGCCAACCTCCCATTTTTTACTCTCCGGAAAAAACTTATGATTAATACTAAACATCGGATATATTTTTTTATTTTTGTTTTCGGAAGTTACCGAAACAGGAGAATCTGTTTTGTTTGCTTCTTCTGGTTTAATTTTTCGCATGCTCATAGTTTTATTGGCCATCAACCATTGCTGGCATAACCGGCCTATTAGCTTCCGCGGCCTTATCTTCGGCTTCTTTGGCGGCTAATTCGGCAGGATTAAGCTGTATTCCTGCTTGGGCCGCCATTTGAGCCTGGCCATCGGGCGGAAGGTCTTTAAATGAAATTGATTCGGATGGAGGTTTTTCGGCGCCACCAGCGGCCGCTTGGCGCTGTTGCATTACTTGCTGGACGCGCGGGTCATTGGCAAACATAATTTCAGGCGCGTTTACTTCCAGCCAGACATTAGCGGCTAATTCTTCCGGATTGGGATAGTCTAATTTTTTATATAAATCAATCAAAGACATTTTTCCTTGCGCGGCCAATTCAATCGCTTGATTAGCGAGAGTCGTGCTATCCTTAGGCAACAGTGATCCTTCCTTGACTCCAATTATAACAACTGGATGCTGTTGTCCGGCGTATTTCTCATCGTAGACATAAAGAAGTTGGACAAACCAGTTATAAACTTCATCGGCAAACTGCTCTAAATATTCGCTAAATCCACCGCCAATGCGGTCAGTATCAAGAGTCCTATTCATTATCTTGCCACGAACGGTTGTTTCTGTTTCCAGTCCGGCAGGGGAAGATCCTCGCGTGCCAAAAATATCACGCAAACGATTGCGAGTATCAACGACTTGATTATATACGGTGGCCGGCAAATCCGGAGCGCTCATTCTATGTATGGCATCGCTCGGCGATCCGGACGGAATAAAGATCGTTCCGCCTTTTAGCAACGCTTCAGTCACTTTACTGGCCTGCTGTTGGGTTAATCCTGAACGTTCGCCGGATACAACCATTCCACCGTTCATACTATCGGCATTTTTATCAATCTGCTTATTGCGTTTATTAATTAAATCTTGATTAGAGAGATTTTGTCCGATTAAAGAAGTTTCATCAATCGGCTGTTTTCCAAGATTAAAAACAGACAAAAATATAAAAGGTTTCCTTGGTACATTAAAATGATTAAATGCTTCTTGAGGAACGGTCATCGGCTTTCCATTTTCGTCAAGAGGAGTTTCTCCAGTCACCTCATCGGCCGGGGCAGGAACATTTTTTTCATAATTCCAATGCGGATTTTTAATCTTCATTAATAAATGGTCGCCGATTGTCCAGCACATATATTCATTCGTCCACCATTCAACAAATCCGATTAAAGTTCCGGTGTCATCTTTGACTAAGTCTTTAATTGTTTTTTCAGCGTCTTTTTCGCCTCCGATATTCTTAATCATATCGATTAAAATACCAGCTTGAAGTTTTCGGCGCTCCCCGATAAATTCTCCGGTATATCCATCTTCATCAATTGTTGCATCGGGGTCAAGGATTAATTTCTGCGGACGGATAATCTTTTTTGTCGGAATATCCCTGTTCAAATCCCAGCCAACCTTTGCCACTCCTAATAAATAAATAGCCCAATGGCGCGCGGCCTTTTTGAGCTTTAATCTTAAACATAACTCATCGGCGTATTCATCAAGAGTCTTTTGCAAATCTGTAGCGTATTTCAATTCTTCCGGCGCCGGCTCCATTCCTACAAGATTTTTAACTTGAACCATCGGCTCCGGGTTTCTTCTTGTTACTTGCGGGAGATATGTTTCCAGCGATTCGAAAATCAAATTATCAACCATAGCGCGGCTGTCATCTCCCTTGGCTTTTTCATGTTGAATCCCCATCCAATACTTTTCGTTTTCTTCGCTACGCTTTTTCCAAATAGCATAGACATCAGACTCCATCCATTTTTTTTCCCACTTACTGGTGAGCTTAACAATATCTTCTGCGCCCATTTCTAAATTAAGGTCAGGGAATTTTTCAGAGATTACTCCCTCGCCAGTTTCCGTTGAGTCTTTCCCGCGAAGTTTATTTATATTTTTACTAAGTGATGCGAAAGCATCGAGCACAATATTTGTCATATTTATATTATAACATAATTTAAAAAGCAACACAATTAATCACGCCAATCTTCTTTAGGCGTATCCCACCATTCCTCTCCCGGGAGCGAATCTTTCCGGCCAAACATCTTGCCGGGATCAAATCCAACAGTTTCATCAGGATTGAGCATATAACTATTGGCATCCGGTTTCAAATCATTGCCCATAATCGCCCCAGCGCCCCCGAAACGACTTATTCCAATGCGCCAATAGACCGTGGCATGAACCCAGTCATCTCGGTCGCTCCGAAGCCACGAGTAGCATTTTACGCCCAATCCGTTTTCTTCGCAGACGCGATAAATATGCGACCAATGAAGCCAATAATCATACCAGTCATTGACCGTTCCGTTATAAAGTTTTAATCGCTTATCCCTAAATTCATCGATAACCAACTGAATCATCCTGTTGCGGTCAACAATAACATTTCCGTTTTCATCTTTTTCGCCCCAGCGAATTAATTGCATCGTTGATCTATCTTTGGCGTAATGACATAAAAACACCCGGCCAGGATATTTCGCACGCAATTTTCTGCTGCCGATAATATCTCCGCCCTGATCAATCACCATTATGCAATTGGAAAATTTTTTTAAAAAATATTCAAGTGTTTTCTCAAGAGGAAGTTTATTCGTGTCGTCCGGGGTATAATCAGTCATTTCGCCGTACCCGACAAGCCCTTGTTTATTTCCAATAACATACCGAAGTTTTATTCCAGTATCAACCCCGACAACCATCCGGCCTTGATATAAATTTTTCTCAACCGTTACGTTCCCAAGTATCTGGTCGATTGATACGCTGTTCCCGCCGCCGGCGTAAGGCAACCCCAGAACTTTATTATAAAAATAATCCATCGTTTGCTTGCCGCGAAGCACCTCGTTGTATTTATCTATGATTTCTCCTGCCGTAGTCCACGGATACATCAGAGAAGTGATATGATAACCGCTCCATTTTTTGTCTTTAAATTTGGCAATCCATTCACCGATCGCCCGGTCTGCCCACGATAATTCCTTAGAGCATTTTTTACAAACAAAAATACGCCGAACAATATCGACGCTCATTTTTTTGGGATTTTCCGTATCCCAAGTTAAGTATTGCCTATATCCGCAGTGCGGGCAAACAATAAACCATTCCTTTTGATCTGATTGTCCCCATTCTATGTCCACGCCAGAGTTAACTATGCTCGGATGACTAAACACGTGCGTTTGCTTGAATTTAGAATGTTGCAAGCGCGCTTGATAGTCAGCGATAACATCCTGTTTAGAGCTATCCTTTTCATCGTGGACAAGCCGGTCAGCCGTCACCATAATGGCCGCCTTTTTCGACCAAGTGCCACGAAAATAAATCATACTTTGGCCTATTTGCTTTTGCTCAATCGTGTCTTTATCTGCGGTCAATTTTAATAAATACGGATTATTGGCAATAATTCTATTTACCTTGCCACCGACAAATATCTGAGTATCGGCATCGGTTGGTAAAGTATAAATTACGTCCATCCGGCGCAATTCGGCATCACGGATATTTTTCAAAATCTCAAGAGTGCTGATTCCGGCTTGAGCCGCCTTTTCCACGACCAGATTGTCGCTCTGGTCATCGTATATCGCTAAAAGGAATTTATGCTTTGTAAAATTTATCGGTTCGCCTTTTTCGTTTAAAATATTGTGATCTTCAACCCAAACGCTCGCGTCATATTGACCAAGCTTTTTCCTCTCATCTAAAATGTCGAGGCGATCTACTGCTCGATTATTCCATTTTCCCAAATCTTTTTTATTTTCCCGCATAAATGGCAACCAACAACCACGCCGTACAAATCTTCATACCGAAATTCTACGGTTGAATTATTATCTCGCGGTGCTGGTCGCGTGATCGTTCTTATAAAAACAAATTGATGCTCGCATTTTTTAAGTTGTTTAGTGATCATAGAATCCATGTTTCATTTTATGCGATGTTAAATGCCACCAATTACAAATATCGCAATGATAATATTTAAGTCCCACAATTCCCTTATCCTCTCGTTGATAATTTAAAGCAGTTATTACGCCCTTTTTATCGTAGCAGTTTTTTCCTTGACATTGTTTTTTTGTCGTAAGCATACAGGGTTTATCATTTTAAATTACCAGATTGTTTTAAAATCATCTGCTCCGCCTCTTGACGTGATATTAAATTTCCATAAAGTGGGCCGGATAAAGTTCTGGCTAAATCCCAGCGGATTTTAAATCTTTGCTCTCGCCCTTTTATTTTTGAACAAATAAATTGATATTGTCGGCCGTAAGCCTCAGCCTCTTGCTGAATACGGAATTGCGGATCGCGCAGAAATTTACCCCACCACAAGTCTGGGTGATCTCCCTGCTGTTGCATGTGGACTTTTTCGTGTTCTATTGTGTGGTCATTAAGTTTTAAATTACTTGGATTATAAATAGTGTCGCCGTAAGTAAAAATAATATTTCTTAAATCAAGGCTAAATGCGGCGCAGGCCGATTCGTATATCGGCGGTTTTTTAATTTTTATTTTTATCTCTGTCATATTCTTCTTTTATTTGCTGGTCTATTCTTTTTTTCCGCGCATTTCGCAAAACAATTAAAGCCGCCTGTTCTTCATCGCTTATTTTTGAATTAAAATCCTGCTCATTTTCCAGTTTAACACTTGCCGTCATGCTTTCTTTTTCCGTGAAATCCTCAAAAATCTGCATCCATAATTTAACCTCGGCAGCCTTTCCCTCTCGCACGGCCGTGCGCATTAACGAACCAATAACTGAAGGAGTAAAATCTTTTGCCCATTCGTGCATCTTAACCCGGACATCATTCCAAAATTCTTTATGGTTTTTCCAGCGAGCTATTGTAGTCTGCGACACATCACATTTTCTTGAAAATTTTTCTTTTGCTTTAAAGCGCCACGACTGGTCATCTTCAAATCCGTACTCTTTTTGCCTTATCCCTCTTGGCAACGCGGTGAACCGGACAAAATCTTCATAAACAATCAACTCTCTACCTTTCCACCCCTTAATGTTTTCGTTGGTCATTTCACTTTCAGATTTTTTTTTCTTATTTTTCATATATTTACAAAACTATCACGCACTAAAACATAAATGGAAACTTCTCACAATTTTACTGCCTTTTTCCCTGTCAATTTTTCCCATCGAGCAATTATCACGTCAACATATATCGGATCAATCTCCATCATCCGGCATTGGCGCCCCAATTGCTCACAAGCGATTAAAGTGCTGCCAGAGCCGCCAAATACGTCCAAGACGATGTCATCGCGCACACAGGATGCCTTTATTGCCTTACTAACCAGCTTCAGGGGTTTCATTGTGGGATGTTCAACCGATTTATTGGGCTTTTTTTCGTGCCAGACATCAGTACATTCCTTTTTATTACAAATCTTTCCGGTTATCTCGCCATTAATCTCAAGGTGATATTCACCGATATTCAGAGTGGTAATTTTACCGTCAAATTTTGGCTTAATAGATTTTATATCTTCCCAAACATTTCCCTCATTACGCCAGTCGACAAAATAATGATTGACAATATGGTCTGGCCATCCGTACAAAATTGGCTCGTATTGATTTTGCCAATCGGATCGGCTTAATGTGAATGTATTCTTAACCCATATTATGAAACTTTGGAAGTGTCCGCCCGATTTCTGGAATGATGTTTTTAGTGTATCTATCTCGGAGCTGTTCATGCAAATGTAAACTGCGCCGTCACAGTGTTTGTTTATTTGTTCACAAACACTTTTTAAAAATGTATAAAAATCTTTCTTGCTCATGCTATCGTTTTTTATTTTTCTGTTCTCTTTCCTTTTTTCTGCGGTAGTATGCGAACCATTATAATCAACATTATACGGCGGATCAGTAAATACCATGGCGGCCCTCTCGCCCCCCCCCATAAGAACTTTATAATCGCTTTCTTTAGTAGCGTCACCGCATATCAACAGATGATTTCCTAACTGATATTTATCACCATACTTTGATTTAGGATTTTTTGGGATAGCGGAATCCAAGTCAAATTCATCATCTTCTTCTTGTCCAGTTATTTTGTCAAATTCTTTACTGGAAAAACCGACCTCTTTAAGCATATCATAATCAAAGAACCCAAGCATTTCAAAATCAAATTCACCAGTATTTTTATTCTCGCGCAAATTTATTTCCTTAAATTCTTCGTCAGTAAGCTTGCGATTCGGAACGCGAACGTCTATTATTTCATCACTTCGGCCGAGAAGATGTAAAACCTTTACTCTTTGATGACCACCGACAAGAACATTATTGGTATTAATCGTGGGAATAGAAATTAAATTAAATTTTTCTATGCTCTTTTTTAATTGGCAAGCCTGATCCTCGGTAAGCTTTCGGGGATTAGATTTATATGGGGCAAGATCACGCACCTTGCGCTGCTCTGTATGCCACGATAATTTATTATTTTTCATTTTATTCTTCTTCAATCCTCGGCTTGCGAGGTTTCTCCACAATCATGCCCGTAGTTGTTATCAGCAAGGAAGCAATTGAAATAGCACTTTCCACTCCGGCTATCAAAACATCAACCGGGTCAAGAACACCGACCTTAAAGAAATTACCAACTTCGCCGGTTACCACATTCATCGCTTCATCTCCCTTAGTATAATCAACCAAATCCTTTTCCATTCCCATATTATCTTTTAGCTGTTTATAGGGAGCTTTTAGGGCTTCATTTAAAATTTCACTGGATGTTTTTATCCGGGATAATGATAATCCGGCGCCACACACCACCCCGCCCCTAAAAGCGGCTTGTACGGCATTCACAGCATCATCCACCTTATATTTCAAAGCATTAACTTCATTTTCCGTGGCGGCGCCGACCTTAATCACGGCCACCTTTCCGGTAAATCTGGCCATGCGCTCCTTTATTCTGTCTTTGTCTTTTTCCATTTCAGCGGAAGTCAAAAACATCTGTAAATCAGCGGTAGCACTGGCAATCACCTTTTTATCCCCTTTCGGCCCGATAATAGTTGATTCTTTTTCTTTGGCGATAAATCTTTCGGCATGGCCAAAATCCTCAATCTTTATTTCCGCCAATTTATCGCCCTTTTTCTGCGAGAAAAATTTCGCGCCGATCATTGTGGCAATATCTTCAAGATGAGTGGTTTCATCGCCGCCAACCGGCTTATTAACGGCCACCAAGTTAAATTTACCTTGAATCTTATTGATTATGGCCGTAGCCAAGGCATTCTGCTCAATATTGTCGCAAATAATTATCAAATTAAAAATCTTTTTTGTGACGAGCAAATTCATTGCCGCCAAAACATCGTCTACTTCCACCAATCGATAGTCGGTAACGAAAATATACGGTTTTTCAATCACGGCTTCCATCCGAGATGGATTAGTTATCATGTATGGGCTGATATATCCGCGATTAATTTTTATGCCGGATGAAATATCGGCGCATGTTTCCATTGTGCCGGAGCGATCAACCGTTACCACTCCATCAGCGCCGAGTTTCCACCAAGCGTCAGCGATTACTTCGGCGATAATTTTATTATCAAAACTTATTCGAGCGACCTTTACCAAATCCTCGCGGCTCTTGATCTGTTTAGCCATTCCGATTAAATTTTTCTTTACTTCTTCAAATCCGACACGAAGTTCTTTTTCAATTTTTCGTCCGTCTATCCTTGACAATTTCGCCACTTCATTAATTATCGCCTGTAGCATGATCAATGATCCGGCAGTTCCATCACCAACCCGGTCATTTGTTTTAATCGCCGTTTCTCTAACGATATTCAAAACGGCATTTTCGCTGGGGTCATCAAATTCGAGATCGCGCGCTATCTGCACGCCGTCATCAACCACAATCTTATTCAAAACCTTGGAAATAATAACCTTATTGCTCGCCGGACCGTATGTCGGCTTAATAAGATTGACTGCCTTATCAACGGCTCTTTTTTTAATCTCAAATGTGTCTTTTTGCTCGATTTTGATCATAAAATTTTATTTTTTAAATTTTTTAATCTCTCTAACAAGTTGTAAATTTATAGCTGATAAAATTGGGTCGCCAATAAAATAATAAGCTGGATAAAAATCAGTATAATTATTAATGTCATTGGTTTTTTCTTCAAAAGCTTTCACGATGTCATCGTCTAAGTCAATTTTTATTTCATCCCAAATTTTTTCTAAACCTGTTTTTTTAATAATTAGAATATTTTCGTTAAGCATTAATGGTTCTTTTCTACATTCAGGACGTAATAAATAACGATATTCTTCATATTCATCTTTGCTTACTTCTATCTTGCCGCCAACACATCTCTTTAAAAATTCTTCTCTTAAACTGAAAAGTGTAATATTACTCATAAAAATAAACTTCCCCGGGCTTACGCCACGGGGTATTAGCCTGCTACGAACAAAGTTCGCCCACAGGCTACGCCGTGTGGGTAGCCTTCATCCCTCGGGCTTACGCCCGGGGAATTACGTAGGAATATTAAATATAAATTATTATTTTTTCTGGTTCGTAAATTTTTAAAAATACCCTGTTTGTCGCACCGCCCTTTTGGGCAAAATTTCTGACGTGGTCTTTAAGATATTCAATATTATTGGAACGGCTTTTGTATCCGATATTATATTTTTTTCTTATTCCGCAAATTTTACACCGCTCAACTTTAAATTGCGAAGTTTCTTTGACGGTTTCAAATTCATGGGCTTGCCCAAAACGACAGCCCAATCTTAGGCCGTATCTCATCGGATAAATCCGATGATGTCCTCATCAAATATTAATTTATAATCAACAATTGCTTTATCTTCTTTTACTTTCATCTGCTCGCCGGCGTATGCCCCATAAATTATAATGTCGCCCGCCTTTATGTCTTTAACCTCGCTTCCGACCGCAACCACCTCCCCTTGTGATTTTTGCTCTTTTTCAACCATAGACGGAATAATTATACCGTTTTCATTCTCAGTTGATTCCTTGACAGTCGGTTTTATCAACACATATTTACCGCGGGGAATTATATATTGTTTTTTTTTAATAGCCATATTATTCAAGTTCAGAGAGCCTTGTATCCTTGCCCTCTTTTTTATTTTTTTTAATTAATTCTTGCCTAAATATTTCAGCATCATTTTCTGGTATAAAAATTGCTCCTTTTTCTCTCGGCCCGGCAGATCCGATGACCGTTTCAATTATCCGCACTCTCTTTTCAATTCCAGCCCTAAAAAAAGCGAGTATTGAAAAAATCAAAGCAGAAATTATTAATCCAATAATTATACCAATTAAAATCATATTATTATGATTATTCTGGTTATTCTGGTTTAGAAAGTTCAGAATTTTCAGATTTAACTTTAC